CACAATAATCCAGCATCCGCAAAAGAACTGTTCCTCGCAAGTAAGGAGAAGATCAATGAGCAAAGTTTGCCCAGTCTTGATCGTGCTGTGGCTTTCTATGTTGTCAATAAGTGCAGTTTTTCTGGTCTCACGGAGAGTTCATCATTTTCAGAACAAGCCTCCAACGCCAACTTTAGTTTGCGGGGCATCGAAAAACTGCCTGCGTATTCTGAATTAATCGCACATTGGCGTATAACTAATTACTCCTATGATTATCTGATGGATGGAAACATGGGTGCTTTTATGTATCTCGATCCTCCTTATGATATTAAGGATAACCTCTATGGGCGTAAGGGATCAATGCACAAAGGATTTGATCACGATAAGTTTGCTGCTGACTGCGATGCTAATCCTATGGACCAATTGGTAAGTTATAATTCAGACCAACTTGTTAAAGATCGCTTTAAGAACTGGAATGCAGCGGAGTTTGACTTGACTTATACAATGCGTTCGGTGGGTGAATATATGCGAGAGCAAAAACAACGTAAAGAACTACTGCTTTTTAATTATACTAAAGAACCTAAAATTAAATTAAATTTTGATGGTTGCTATAATTATGATAGATTGAAAACTGAAGGACTTGTGGATGACTGAACTTAAAGATTGGTTAAACTCGATCAATCAAACGAAGCAACACTTGATTGACGAAGATCCTTCACTTGAGAAGGACTATGCACCTTATATAATTAATAGATGTCTTTCTGGACATATTGATTGTATTATGTTTGCGAATGAAATGAATCGATACCATTTTCTTCCAAAGCGAATGCAATACGACTTTTTTATAAATACTTTGAGGAAAAAGAAGAGATTTTCTCCCTGGCTCCGACAAGATAAAATCAAAGATCTTGATTATGTCAAACGTTATTATGGTTACAGTAATGAGAAGGCAAAACAAGCTTTGAAGATTCTAACAAAAGAACAACTTAATTTTATAAAATCGAAATTTGAAACTGGAGGAACAAAATGAGTGTCGTTCAAGAACCTGAAGTGAAGTGGACGCCCGACCAAATGGTGGAAGTGATTCTTAACGAACCTGATGACTTTCTTAAGGTTCGTGAGACTTTGACCCGCATCGGAGTTGCTTCAAGAAAAGAGAAGAAAATCTATCAGTCCTGCCATATTCTACACAAGCAAGGTAGATATTATCTCGTTCACTTTAAAGAACTGTTTGCTCTGGATGGCAAACACGCTAATCTAACTGTGAATGATGTCCAGCGTCGCAATCGTATTGCCCAACTCCTTGCTGATTGGGGTCTAATTACAATTGTAGATGTAAAGAAGATTCAGGATATTGCACCCCTTAATCAAATTAAAGTTCTGGCTTATAAAGATAAGGGAGATTGGATTTTAGAAACCAAGTATAATATTGGTGCTAAAAAGAAAAAGGTAGAGGATGCTGAATGATTATTGACCTTTTTAAGGTTCCTGTTTATGATACATTTGTAGAACTGGATAATATAAAATTAGAACAATATTGTTTAGAACTTTCTAAAATAGACAAGGGACGTGAAAAAAGTAACTCGGGGGGATGGCAGTCTAATGATTTGCAACAAGACCCCCTACTAGATCAACTTGTTTCTGAAATTTCCTACCACTCTAATTTATTTTTTAGAGAATTGGGATTGATTATGGAAGCAGGTCTGATTAACATATGGGCAAATATTAATAAGTATAGGGATTATAATAGAGAACATTTACACCCAAGTTCTAAAATTAGTGGTGTTTATTACATAAAAGTTCCAGAAAAATCAGGTCAATTTGTTTTTCTCCATCCATGTTGTGATATTATGGGTTATGATTGGCATTATGAGGGAAATCCTGGTAGTGATTATATAACTCCTGCTAAAAAATTTCATCCTAAACCTGGAACATTGATTCTTTTTCCAAGTTGGTTAAAGCATCTTGTGGAACCAAATATGAATCTTACAGAAAAAAGAATATCAATCTCTTTTAATCTGGCATAATAAACATTTCGGAAGACCCTAAAGAGAGGTTCGGTTAATACCGTTTCTCTCTTTTTTGTTTTATGGTTAAATAATAGAGAACGCCTTCGGGGTTCACAAAACACAAACTCGCTTTTAAAGGAGCTACCATAATGACTAATCTTACAAGGTATACTGCTGCGGATCTGCCTACACTGATGGAGAAGATTACTCGCAACTCTATTGGTATGGATGAATACTTTGATCGTCTATTTAATCTTCATGAAACTACAACAAATTATCCTCCCTATAATCTTATTCAGGTAAATAACGTTGAGTCGCACCTGGAAATTGCACTTGCAGGGTTTAAGAGGGAAGAAGTCAATGTGTTCACAGAGTATGGAAAACTTTTTGTCGAAGGACAAAAAGCAGACACTGAAACGGATAGGACGTTTGTCCACAAGGGAGTGGCTAGCAGAAGTTTTAAACGAGCGTGGACTCTATCCGACGACACCGAAGTTAGGGAAGTCACATTTGAGGACGGACTTCTACGGGTCGTACTTGGGAAAATAGTTCCAGAACATCATTCTAGGAGAGATTATCTCTAAATATATTTGAATATCGTCGGCGCTATGCCACGGGAGGCAACTGGCAAAATCCAGTTGACACCTCCCTTTTTTCTTGCTATAATCAAATTAAGATAGAGGAGTGAAATGTCTATTAAGTTAGTTCTACTCAAATCAGGAGAGACAATAATTTCTGATGCAAAAGAGTTAGTAACCCCTGGAGAAAATGTTGAAGATCAAAAGGTAATTGGTTACATCTTTAATAAACCTCATAAGGTCAATGCTAATAAACCAATAGTTTTTCTTGCAGAAGGACAAGATCCAAATTCTAAAGATAGAACTGTAGAAATTACTCTATCTCCATGGATTCTTTTAACATCTTCAGAAGATATCCCAGTTCCAACTGATTGGGTTGTTACTGTTGTTGATCCTATTGAGTCTGTAGTTAATATGTATCAGGAGAAGATCAATGGAAATTAAATGTGTATTAATTAATGTAGATAACGTTTTAATCACTCAAATTGATGAAGTTCCTTCAGAGTTGGGAGAACCAGATTGCAAACTAGTAAAACCATATAGATTTATGGGTGAAGGTAAAATGATTCCTTGGTTGGGGGAATCAGAAATTACCGATCAGAGTGAATTTATGATTCACTCTGATAAGATTTTGACAATTTTTGATCCAACTGCAGAAGTTATTGCAAAGTACAAAGAACTAATTGCCTAATGAGATTTTACACAAACGTCCAGATGGTCGGAGACCATTTTCTCGTTCGTGGTTATGATAATGGAGAACATTTCATGATCCGTGAGAAGTTTTCTCCGACTCTTTTTGTCCCCGCTAAAAAACAAACCAAATATCAAACGTTAAGTGGAGAGTATGTAGAACCTATTGAGCCTGGATCAGTTCGTGAATGTAGAGATTTTATCAAAAAGTATGATGGTGTAGAAGGATTTAAAATCTACGGAAATGATCGGTATATCTATCAGTATATTTCTGATAAGTATCCTGATGAACAAATCATCTTTGATATAGATAAAGTAAAGTTGGCAACGCTTGATATTGAGGTTGCATCGGAGAATGGATTCCCTGATGTGGAATCTGCTGCCGAAGAAATCCTGCTGATCACTATTCAGGATTATTCGACAAAACAAATCTATACTTGGGGTTTGGGTAAGTTCCAGAACAATCAAAGCAATGTAAAGTATCGTGCTTTCTCAACAGAGTATGATCTTCTCAATGATTTTATTCATTGGTGGATGGATAATACTCCTGAGGTTGTGACTGGGTGGAACAGTAAACTGTACGATATTCCTTATATCATTCGTCGCCTGGATCGTGTTCTGGGTGAGAAACTGATGAAGCGTATGTCTCCTTGGGGTCTTGTAACTGAGGATGAAACATATATCTCTGGTCGTAAGTATCTTTCTTATGATATTGGGGGCATCTCACAGTTGGACTATCTTGATCTATATAAGAAATTTACTTATACTAATCAAGAATCCTATCGCCTTGATCACATTGCAAATGTGGAACTGGGGCAGAAAAAACTGGATCACTCTGAGTTTGATACCTTTAAAGACTTCTACACTAATGGTTGGCAGAAGTTTGTAGAGTATAACATCAAAGACGTGGAACTTGTTGACCGTTTGGAAGACAAGATGAAACTGATCGAACTCGCTCTCACGATGGCATATGATGCCAAAGTGAACTATGAAGATGTATTTTTTCAGGTGCGGATGTGGGATACAATCATCTACAACTATCTGAAGAGACGAGACATTGTGATTCCTCCCAAAGAAAAATCTGATAAAGATTCCAAGTATGCTGGTGCTTATGTAAAAGAACCGATTCCTGGAAAGTATGATTGGGTGGTGTCATTTGACCTTAACTCTCTATATCCTCACCTGATCATGCAATATAATATCTCACCAGAAACTCTTCTGGATGAGAGGCACCCAACTGTGACTGTGGATAAGATCCTGAACCAGGAACTTACTTTTGAGTTGTATAAGGACAAGGCAGTATGCGCTAACGGAGCAATGTTCCGTAAGGATGTGCGTGGATTTCTCCCAGAACTGATGGAGAAAATTTATCAGGACCGCACCATCTATAAAAAGAAAATGCTTTCTGCAAAGCAGCAATATGAAAAGACAAAAAATAGGGAACTAATCAAAGAGATTGCTCGCTGTAATAACATCCAAATGGCGAGGAAGATTCAGCTTAACTCTGCTTATGGTGCTATCGGCAATCAGTATTTCCGTTATTACAAACTAGCAAACGCTGAGGCAATCACCTTGTCTGGTCAGGTATCGATCCGCTGGATTGAGAATAAGATGAATGCCTATCTAAACAAGATTCTTAAAACTGATGGTGTTGATTATGTTATTGCTTCAGATACTGATTCCATTTACCTTAATATGGGTCCTCTGGTTGAGACTGTATACAAGGGAAGAGAGAAAACTACTCAAAGCGTTGTTTCGTTCCTTGATAAGATCTGTCAGGTGGAACTTGAGAAGTATATTGAGAGTTGCTACCAAGAACTGGCTGAGTATGTGAATGCGTATGACCAGAAGATGCAGATGAAGCGTGAGAACATTGCCGAACGTGGAATCTGGACTGCCAAGAAGCGTTACATTCTGAATGTGTGGGATAGTGAGGGTGTTCGTTATGAAGAAGCGAAACTCAAGATTATGGGTATTGAGGCAATCAAATCTTCGACTCCAGCACCTTGCCGTAAGATGATTAAGGATGGGTTAAAACTTATGATGAGTGGTACGGAAGAAGATGTAATTCAGTTTATCGATCAGTGTCGTGAAAACTTTAAGAAACTTCCTCCAGAAGAAATTGCATTCCCAAGAACTGCTTCTGATGTTCGCAAATATCATTCTTCTTCTAGCATTTATGCCCCTAAAACTCCAATTCATATTCGTGGAGCACTTCTCTTTAATCACTATGTAAAAGAAAAGAAACTGACCAATAAGTATTCATTGATCAACAATGGTGAAAAAGTTAAATACCTTTTTTTAAAGAAACCAAATACAATTCAGGAAAACGTTATATCTTTTATCCAAGATTTTCCAAGAGAACTTGCTCTTGACAAATACATTGACTATGAACTACAATTTGAGAAGAGTTTCTTAGATCCACTCAAGTCTATTCTTGATACTATTGGGTGGAGCGTAGAAAAAACCGTAAACCTTGAACTCTTTTTTGCATAATGGATCTCCCTATTACTGATGAAGAACTGAATACAATCGTTAAATCACTCACACTTGGTGGTGATACTAAACTTTATCAAAAATTAAAACTTGTAAGTGAACTCCGCGAGCAAGGACTTCCTTATAAAAAAATACTTCGTGAACAATATGGGATGGTTGCCTGATGGACTTTCTTAAAGAAATCGTAAAAGAAGTGGGTGGTGAGTATACCAAACTCGCCTCCGACATTGATGAGACTGAAACTTATGTTGACACGGGTTCGTATATCTTTAATGCACTGGTTTCAGGTAGTATATTTGGTGGTGTTTCTGGTAATAAAATTACTGCTATTGCTGGAGAGTCTT